CCAAGCGCATTTATAGGTGACGCCAAGGTGACGCTCCAGTTCTTTTGCAGCGACTCCGTTTTTGCTTTGGCTCATTAGGAATATGGCATGGAACCAAAGTGTCAACGGCGTTGGTGACTTGTGGAATATAGTGCCCTCGGTCGGATAGACCTGATAGCCGCAAGCACAAGCGTATGAGCGGCGTCCTTCAACGGGCACGAAGCTATTACGCTCACATTTTGGACACGCCAAACCCTTTGGATAGCGGTTCTTAAAGATGAATGCCAAACAAGTTTTGTCATCTGGAAAGTCTTGGCGGAAATTTTTGATTGAGTATTTCATTGGTTTTTCCAGCATAGTTGGTCAACAGTTATCAGGCCGGGTCCGTATCTAGTTTCGGCGTGGTATCTAATTTCTGACGCATAATTCGTTAGTGCGAGGTATTCTCTGACAGTCTTGTTATTTGCGTAGGTCGTGTCACGTCCGCGCATCATGTCTGAAGGCTTCACGTCACCCAGACCTTGCTCCACAAGTTTCGTTAGTGCTTTGTCGATTTTGGCGTGAGTCCGCTGATACTCGCGGACCAACGCTTTATATGTTAAAGATCTAAGCGGCTTGCTCATTAGATCGCCTCCATCTTTACGATTTCCCAGTTCAAAGCCATTGCGCGCAATTTGGCATCGGCTTCAGTCTTAATCGTTTCGTCCCATTCTGATACTTTCGTGACCCATTTGCGGCCTTCTTTTACCTGGTACGATTTTTTGAAAGTTACTTTGAGCATTTCGTCCTCCTATCAACAAGTTAAATACAGTATAGCCTATCTTTTACTTGTCGTCAAGGGATAATTACCTAAATATTCACTCCTTCACCTGTTCGCAAGTCACTTTCCAGCGACCGCCGATGTTAATAATTTTATCAAAAGATTTTATGTCTGAAATTTCGTCGATCTTAGGATAGGACAAGCACATTCCGTCGCCACAGCTTTCCTTCATCCACTCACATTCAAACTCAAACTTCTGCGGCAGCTCTTCTATGATCCATTCGGCTTCGATGTCGCCAGTAGACCAGTTATGTCTATCTAACATTTTTGGATCAAACCAAGCGTCGTATAATTCTTGCCTAGGCTTCACTCTCTTACCTTCACGGTTTGCTTTTAGTGCTTCTAGAAATGTGGCCACTAAATCATCTCCTCTATTTTTTCTAATGCTTTTAAGGCTACAAAATTATCTCCGTCTTCAAGACATACACATTGGTCTTTGTACAAAGCTAAAGCCTCGGTCGCAATTTCAAGAGTACTCAGAAGTTTATCCATGTTGTTGGCGGCTAAAGCGACGTAATTAAAATCATTTTGTTGTCCTTTTGCTTTAGGTCCATTTGGATTTGACCACTGTGATCCGCTAAATAGTTGACTACGATTTCCATCATACATTACGAAAAGGTGATCGAAAGATTCGACTAGGGCAACCATCCAATCACCTGCTGAAGCCTTTGCTTTTGCTTCACGCATTTCCTTAATTAGTTCGTCGGTTTTACTCATTCACTTCTCCTTGCTTTGTGGTTTGAATTTTCCTGCATTAAAAGCATCATGACATTGCTTTATAAAAGCGCCGTACATTTCAATCTGCAACTCTGAATATCCGTGCTTCTTTCCAATCTGCTGATAACCAAGCATCCATTCTGTGATTGGCATACATTCACAACCAATTCTTAGCGTTCCGTCGAATGTGAAATAAGCCCATGACATTTGAAATTGAAATGCGAGAAGGTTCGCATAGCTAAGGTTCGCAGAGCGAAGGTTCGCATAGCGAAGGTCCGCAGAGCGAAGGTTCGCAGAGCTAAGGTTCGCAGAGCTAAGGTTCGCATAGCGAAGGTTCGCATAGCGAAGGTCCGCAGAGCTAAGGTTCGCATAGCGAAGGTCCGCAGAGCGAAGGTTCGCATAGCGAAGGTCCGCAGAGCTAAGGTTCGCAGAGCTAAGGTTCGCATAGCTAAGGTTCGCAGAGCTAAGGTTCGCATAGCGAAGGTCCGCAGAGCGAAGGTTCGCACGTTGTCCTTTGTTATTATCCTTCAACCATTCATCGTGTTTCGACAATATGTCTTTTAGTTCTTGTTCTGAAATAGTTCTCATTCACTCCACACTTTCATGCGCGTATAGGAATAGCAGAATCAAGTTCTGTCTAGATCCGATTTGTTGTTCAAAATTAAGATCATAGAAGTACCAGAATAGATCATTCTTTGTTATGTCGCCGTAAAAAATGTCGCTTTTCCTCATGGTAGCTTCTTCAACAGTCCATTTTATCGATGACTCTTTACCTGTCTCAATCAATTCACAAGCATCTAGCAGCGCTTGTTTTTCTCGTTTAGTTAGTTTCATACTTCCTCTATGGTCACTTTCCACTCTCGACCGCGTAGGCAATAAGCATCCATTGTAATGATTCCTTCACTGGAAAGATCGCCTTCAATACTTCCGGCGGCATCTGCTTTTGCGGTAAATTCAAATCTTTCTTTACCATTATATACTTCCCACTCAGCCATGATCGCTTCAATTCCGAGTCTTCTTTCTCGCAGTTCTCCCTCCAGGAAAATATGTGGGGATCCAACTACTCTGACCCGATCTATCTTGTTTGCGTTCATCGCTTCAACTATATTCATATTTTTCCTAGCTTCAGATAACACAACCCTGTCAGTTTTTTTATTCTCTTCTTTTCTTTAGGCAATTTTTACACATACTGGGCGGGAAGTTGTTCCAGCTCTCAGTTCTTCCGCATCTGCATTTTAGAACACGATGGGCGCGACACAGTCCTGTTGAATTACTGGTCGGTATCTCGCACCCATAATGAGAGCATAAGTAATATCCGCTCTTTAATTTTGCTGTGACATTTTGAACAGTAAGCATCTTAATTCTTCCCGAAGTTTTTTAATCTTAACCTTAGCCTCATCTATTTTAATTCTAAGCTTAGCCCTCTCGTCTCTTGTCACAAATCGGCCACGCTTTAAGGTCTCTTTGTTTCTAATTATTGAGGCCTCTGCCCTTAGTATTCTCAACTCAAGTATAGTTGTCTGTCGGCTCATGATTGTCTTCGCATTCTGCTGTTTCAACTTCTGTGAAATACTCATCGTCTGTGTATTCAGTTTCAATGTCTTTACTGTCGCACATTGGACACTGATAATCATAGCAGCTGGTAGAGTCCACCATTAAGAATCCCTCGTGCGAAAAGTGACCACACTTTCTGCATGAATATAAACTAACCGACATAGTGAACCGCCAAAGATAGCAATGTTAGGCCTATTAAAAATCCAGACATAAGAACCGCGCAGTCTTCTCCTGTCATTTTCTACCCCACCCAGAAAGTGATTCTATAATCATATCTGCGTACTCTGGCTGCTCTCGCTCTTTCCAATAGTGCTTTGTTTGAGTCATCCAGCTTCTCGATGATCTTTTATATAGGTCAATCCAAAATTTTCCAGCCACTGCACACATGCACTGTAGCTGATTTTGCTCGGCCTTTTTATCCTCTGGATTTAACAGAACTGAGAGCAGTAGAAATGGATATCCTATAACTGCAATCCAATACATGAGCTTAACCTTACCACAAAATGCTAGGTGCATTAAATGATGTGGCATTAATGGGTCGGCCCAATCAAATAATCGCATCTTGCCTTCGTCAACTGGGTCTCCGCCGGTCATGACGTGGGGCCATGGATATTTAGTAGTGCCTGGATAATCACGCTCTGAGTTTTGCGCAAACCCTCCGCGTAGAATTGTTTTCCAAAACACCCTCCGACAGATCTCTGTATGTCCTGAGAAGTAAAGTCCAGCAGCAAGAGGCATGAGTTGATCTCTGGTGAAGTTTTTTCTGTTATTGCTTGGGAAATGAAACGGATGACGACACAATTGCCCCGGCTCAATTTCATAAAGCGGTGAGGCTGGAATGTTACCGAATGTTCCCCGCACCCCGGCTCTCATGGCCGAATCCATCCCGTCACCAGACGAACTAACTGGTAATCCAAATTGATCAGTCATCATAAGTGGCCAAGCCTTGGGATGTGAATCATGGTGCTGGTTTTTCTTTTGGCCTCTTCTTTAATACAGCGTAGCGCATATAAAGCGTAGCCGTGAGCTGAGGTTAAATCCTCCCCCGAGGTGTGCATCTTCATCATGGTTTCAAAGCCTGGGGTCGCGACGACCTCAACTTTTCCATCTGGTATATCTTTTATCTTAATAGTTATTTCTGCCATGCTACATCCTTTGTTGTCTAATTTTTATGGCATGGCTGAGATAAAGAAGTCACATAAAAAATATAGATAAATAATCATAAGCCTCAGAAATAAAAGAGGCCATGTGGTATAAGCAAAACGAAACCATTATTAGTGAATTAATCAGCGACATAAATTGTATCCCCAGCTCCGCAGTTTAGGGCCATGAAGTTATATTTTCCATGGCTGTACCCGCTTAAGGTCATCGTGCAGTTGTAAACCCCGGGTGGATAGCACCCGCTGTTTCCATTTGTTGAGATAACATTAATAGTTGTTTGCCCTGAAGCGTTCGGCTTTGTGTAAGTAAACTGCATGCCGCACACAACCGTGTAGCCAGTGCAATTCTGAGACAGGTTTATGGTCTCACTGATTGAAGTAATCACCCAGCTACGAGCAACGTCGTGAACACATGATCCAGACGTTGCCGGACTACCTGTAGATCCTGTCGTTCCAGAACCAGCTGCGCATCCAGATAAAAATAATAACATCAGTAGGTATCTCACGACTCACCTCTGATTATTTTGATCACTTGAAATCGGCAGTACTCAGCCATTGACCATGATCCTATAAGCTCAAGCTCAAGGGCTGCTTTTTGCCAGCGACACACCATTATAAATTGCTCTTCTGTTAGGTTATAAAATTCTTTCATAGGCTCATCCTCCTATGTTGTTAGAATAACCTTAACACCATGAGTTGTCAAATTGGAAGGTCTGATTCTAATACTTCCGTCTCAGTGTTAATCACTTCCTTGGCCTCTTGAGGTACAACGTCTATAAGCGTTTTAAGTCGAGACGTTTTTTTAGTTGGCGCTGCTGCTGCCTGCATTTCTATCGGTGCTACATCATCTTGAGGCTTCGTCTTAAACAACTCCTCATCTGCAGCCATTGTCATATCCAGATCTGTCGATGATGGTAGTCGTTTAGCAAGCCTTCGAAGTACTGATTTCTTCCACATTTCTAGCGAGAATTCACCAGCCCATGGACCGCTCGTTGCTGATCTTGATGATTTTCTAACTGCCATAACTTGTTCGGTCGTCATCACTTCTATATAGACAGCTCCGTCTTTTGTTTTAGCCAGTGCGTATGTGCCAATGGCGTCACCTCTTTCTCCAAACATCATTGGCCTATGCTCAAGGTGTTGTCCGTCTCCATCAATCCAGTATTCAAACTTGTCGTTCTTATAAACAATCTCAGCTGTAATTGTGGCAAGCTCTCCAGAATTTCTAACTTTCTTAAGTATTCCAGCAATCATCGGCATGAAGGCGACTTTCTCTTTAAACATTACAAGGGCGGCCTCTCTTCCGTCTGGCAATAAGCCTTGCTGGGCAGACACCATGCACGCTGAGAACAGGGAGTTTCTATCTGCAGTTAATAGAGCTGGATTGGAGGCAACTGCAGTCTGAGTCACTCGCATAAACTTCTCAATAGATATATGATTTGGTAGGGCCATTTTAAACTGAGGCCCCATCTTTTCAAGACTCCCTCTCACCTCGTCGATCGGCCGCAGTTGTTTCGTTGTAGGCTTGGTTTGATCCATAATATCCCCCGTCTTTCTCTTGCATTTTACTTAATTGTTTTAAAAGTTTATCCGCGTAGGTACTAATAACTCCATATTGAGTCTCCGCATCGTGCCTTAATTTCTTCATTAACTCTTCGATGATAATGTCTGCTTTATACACTAAAGCCGTCCATCTTTTTAGCGAGCGCCTTAGCTCTCTCATTCCACATTTCCCTGCTCTTATCTTTCTCGTATTCCTCACCCTCTTTAACGTATAAAACTATCTTCTTATCTTGATACATCCTCTGAAGGCGCTTCTGATTTCTAGAGGTGATCTGAAGTTGCTCCCTGATTTTAGCCATATGCTCTTGAAATTGCTCAATCTCAACCCTTAGTTTCATAATTGTTTCAGTTGAGCTATCTCTTCTTTGATTAATCTCTTCTATTTTCTTCTTTGAAACCAGAGATTGTTCTCTCAATAAAGAAATCTCTTTTGTTAAGTCCATAAAGTTACCCTTATCTTTCCAGATGTAAACAAACACAGCCGTTACTGTTGCCACAAATGCGACGATATACCCCTCAATCATGCCATTTTCCTCCAGTTAATTTTAAACTGACGATATCCAGATCTCTCGTACGAAACCTTTGTTGGACCGACAAGACCTGAGCTTATAGTGAAATCAAACCCTTTAACTTTTTCAGCAGCCCCTATTAGTGTCAACAGTTCTGCTTTGGCGGCATCTTTTTTTTCCTCTGCCCGCTTCATTTCTTCGCTCGCTGATCTGTAAACTTCGGCAAGCTCCGCTATTCTATCCGTTGCAACGCCAACCGTTCCTGGCTCTGCATATCCATGAAGCCTTGATATTAAATCTATATCATTTTTAAAATCAAATGGAGGAGGGGTGCTCTCTTCAATGCTCATCCAAAATAAATTCAGCTCCCCTTTTATTCTGTCTATAATATCCTGGTCGCGGTCGCGTTTAATAATGACGACTTGATTGCCGCCGATGAGAGCTCCAATATAAGCAAAAGGAAGACCTGAGACCAACAATTGATGTTGTACTTGAAGCTCAATCTGCGGGGGAGCTTCAATAACATCGTTCTCGATTATCCATTTGTTCTTATATTGGAGCCCGTCGACGTTTTTAATTTCAAGTAATCCAAACTCTGTGTCATTTCCAGCCATCAATGAAAAATCAAATGAGGCCCCAGCTCTATACTCTGGAAGACGCATGTATTCTTTCTTTGGTTTTATAGTCCAGCCATTATCTTCAGCAATCCCGTGCGCGATCACTGACTCAAGCCTGTTTCCCCACCGCATACGGTCAGTTGATTCCAGCTCGACCATATCATTCTGTTTCTTTCTATACCACAGTTCGGCCTTTGTGCAGTACGGTGACAGATTAAATAAGGCCGCTGCCTCACTTGAAGTTACGTCCTTAGATCTTAGCTCTAACCAATGCGCTTCGTTGTCTGGATTAATAGTTTCTCTGATCATGCCTCATCCTAATAGTGTTTTAAAACGTGACACACACTAAACCTAGTGGTAACTCCGTTGCAAGAATATTTTGCATGCGTTATAATAATCAAAACTGAATGTCGCCTGTTTTTAGTTGCATATTATCAGGTGACAATCTTGTTTAGGGCCCTTGAAAGACTCATCCCTTTCTTGGGCCGTTTTTATTTTTGCCACACGTCAACTCCATTTTAATTGACCCCATCAAAACCTCTGTTCAAAATCATAAAACACAAAATGGAGGGGTTATGGGTAAGTTAACACCAGCAGAATATGTTATTTATAGATTTGGTGGGGTCAGAAAAACAGCTAGAGCACTTGGTTATTCAGCGCCAGCGATCTGCTCGTGGAAGAGAGAAGATCAATATGGGGTTAAGGGTTTAATTCCAACTCATGCTCAAAGAAGCGTATTAAAAAAAGCTAAAACTTTAAAGCTAGACATCAATACTCACGACATTATCTACGGTCGATAGATAAAGTCGATGTCTATTATATTGAGGGATTACCAGAATCAGATTGTCTCTGAGGCGCGGGCTCTTATGTCAAGAGGTCATCGCTCTATATTAATATGCTCGCCAACTGGCTCAGGCAAGACTGCTTTAACTGCTCACATGTTAAAAGCTGCTGCCTCAAAGAGCTTATCTTCTTGGTTTTTAGTTCATAGACGTGAGCTTTTATATCAGTCATCACGCGCCTTCGACTCCATCGATCTTGATCATGGTATTGTCTGCTCTGGAATTCCCTTCGCCCCTAATAAAACTGTACAGATTTGTTCAGTTCAATCCCTCGCTCGCAGGGCTTCCAAACTAACACCTCCAAAGCTTATTATCTATGACGAATGTCACCACATAGGTGCCGCTTCGTGGGAGAGAATCTTTAAATCAAACCCTCAGGCGTATCATATTGGTCTGACCGCATCGCCCGTTAGGGCTGACGGCAAGGGGTTATCTGATTACTTCTCTCAAATGATCAATGGCCCATCGGTGTCTGATTTAATTAAGCAAGGGTTCTTGTCTGATTATAAAGCCTACGCTCCATCTACCGTGGACACATCGGGCCTTCATACTAGTATGGGTGACTATATTAGATCAGAGCTGACAGATCTTATGAATAAGCCAAAGATCACTGGAAACGCTATTGATGAATACATTAACCGAGCAGTCGGAAAAAGAAACATCGTATTCTGTGCAAGCATCGAGCATTCAACAAAGGTCGCTGAAGAATTTAATAACCTGGGTATTAAAGCTCGTCATGTCGATGGGAAAACCCCTCACACTGAGCGCGAAGAATCTCTTCGTTTATTCCAATCAGGTGAAATTAAAGTCCTTTGTAACGTCGACTTATTCGGTGAGGGCCTTGATGTCCCGGCCGTTGAGTGTGTGACTCTACTTAGGCCAACTCAATCCTTAGGGTTACATATCCAACAAATAGGTCGAGCGATGAGACCGTTCCCTGGAAAAACCCACGCTGTAATTATAGATCACGTTGGAAACATTCAGCGTCACGGTCTTCCAGATGAAGATAGAGAATGGGATTTAAACGGCGTGGCTACGCGTAAAGAATCTAAGGATTCCATTTCAGTGAAAACTTGTTTGGTTTGCTTCGCTGCCCAACGCCCTGGTCCCGCTGCTTGTATTTATTGTGGCGGTGAGTTTAAGGTCACCCCAAGGACAGTTAAAGAAATAGAGGGCGAGCTTAAAGAAATAGATAAGCAGGCCATCATCACTGCCCGTAAATCAAAACGACAAGAACAAGGCAGAGCTCAAACCTTTGATGAGCTTGTCGCTATCGGCCGAGCTCGTGGTTACAAGAACGCCTATGCTTGGGCGAAATACACATTTAATGGACGACAACGAAGGAAGTTATATGGGGCTTAATCATTATGGGCGCTAAGGAAACCAACATCATGAAAGATATCCAGCTCAAGTGGTCAGAGAATGGCTGGAGGCTTTGGCGAAACAATGTATCTCTTGGCTGGGCCGGCGAGCAGCGAAAGCTTCCTAATGGAGACATCGTTCTTTCTAACCCAAGACCGCTTCATTCAGGTCTTTGTGCTGGCAGCAGTGATTTAATAGGTTTTATTCCAACAGTTATTAAGCCTGAGCATCTTGGTAAAACACTCGCTATATTCGCCGCGATTGAGTGTAAGTCAGCCAAGGGACGCTTAACTGAGCAACAGCAGTTCTTTTTAGATATGGTTTCAAAAATGGGTGGGCACGCCAGGTGCGCGCGTAGTTATGAGGATTCGTTATGAGTTTACAAACAGAGCCAGGCTTTCCGTATGTGAAAGTCTTTAGGGGTGGGAACATGGTCGATTTCAAGGAAACATCAGCTCGGCTTTTAACTCAGCTGTCTTATATTATAGCTGACATCGTGCCTGGAGGAGAACTTGTCGGCCGTGAATACAGGGCCTCAAGCATTCATGGCGGCAAAGGAAAGTCGTTCTCTATTAATATCGAGACTGGTGTTTGGAAGGACTTTGCGACAAACCAAGCAGGCGGTGATCTTATCTCTTTATATGCGGAGATTAAATCCTGTAATCAATTAGAGGCCGCCCGCACTTTATCTGAAATGTACCTAGGTGATACACCAAAGGTTAAAGTTTCCTATCCAGTTCCAAAATCAAAACCTCAGCCAACTTTAATTAAGCCGCCACCTGAGGTTTCGCCTCCTGATTTCGGTAAGGATGTGGACGCTGTCTATGAATATAAGGATGAACAAGGCAACCCCTGGTTCTACATCGTTAGAAGAAAAGATAAAGTCTTTCACCCCTACTGTTTTTCAACTGATTTAAAGTGGGTCGCAAAACACTGGAGCAATCCTCGTCCGCTATTTGGTCTTGAACTACTTTCTCAAAACCCAAAGAAACCTATTCTCTTGGTTGAGGGTGAGAAGGCAGCTCTTGCCGTTCGTAAACTTACGGATAAATACGTACCTTTAACCTGGCCGGGCGGCGCTCAAGCTTTTAATCGGGTTGATTTCTCTCCTATATATGGACGTAAAATTCTTCTATGGCCTGACGCTGACAACCCTGGCATTGAGGCTATGAACGGTGTCTATTCAATTTTAAGGGACCACTGCCCTGAGATTAAGATCATCAACACAGATAAGGACGACGGCTGGGACGCTGCCGACGCTTTAAATGAAGGATGGGACCAGGCCAAATTCATAGCTTGGGCTAAGCCGCTTGCTAAATTATTAGATAAAACTCCTATTAAATCACAGCCAACAGTCGTTGAACACACAATATCTTCCTTGGTTGGTACATTTCCGCATCAAAATAAGCAATTAAAACCGCTTTCAACCATTGAGAACTTTAAATATCTGATGGAGCAGTACGGGGTCATCATTAGATATAACGTCATCACAAAGGACGAAGAGGTTATAATCCCTGGCAAGTCCTTTATTGTCGATAATCGGGCCAACGCTTCGATGTCTTGGATTATATCAACCATGGCAAAACACGGAATGGCAACATCAGGGGCTAATGATTTCATCTGTTATATGTTAGGTGAGAACCTTTACAATCCTGTCGCTAATTGGATTACATCAATCCCGTGGGATGGCACCAGTCGTTTGCAGGACCTTTATGACACGGTTACAACCAATCCTGCTGATAAATCGCTTAAGGAAACCTTTATTAAACGCTGGCTCATATCGGCTGTTGCTGTTGCTTTCGAACCAGCAGGTGCGAGCACTCATGGGGTTTTAGTATTTCAAGGTAATCAGGATATCGGTAAAACAAGCTGGCTTAAATCCCTAGTTCCCCGTGATATGAGGCTTACCAATGATGGGGTCATCCTGCGTCCTGATGATAAAGACAACGTCAAACAAGCAGTTAGCTTTTGGCTCGTTGAACTTGGCGAGCTTGATGCCACATTTAGGCGCTCAGATATCGCACAGCTTAAGGCTTTCTTAACTAAAGATAAGGACATCCTTCGCCGTGCTTACGCTCGCCGGGAATCTGAATACGCCCGTAGGACTGTGTTCTTTAGTTCGGTGAACCCTAAGCCCTTTCTTCAGGACCCAACAGGAAATAGGCGGTTTTGGACTGTTGCCTGTACCTCTATTGACCACAACCACTGCATAAATATGCAACAGCTTTGGGCTGAAGTTTATGAGAATTTGTATAAAAATAAAGAGCAGTGGTTTCTTAATAAAGAAGAAATTGAGCTACTAAATATCCACAACGAAGAGTTTACTGCGATGGATGAAATTAGTGAGAAAATTCTTGAAGAATTGGACTGGGATTCAAACCCTGAAACATGGAGCCCACGCACTGCGACACAGGTGCTGGAAATGGTCGGTATTAAAAATACAGGAAAAGGTGCAACCTCCAAGGCCGGACAGGTAATTGCTAAAAGAAATGGCAATTTAAGGAAGATCAGAAATGGAGTTCGGAGGTGGTTGGTTCCATCACTCAGGACAGAATATTTAAGAAATGAGAATTTCTAAAAAATGGAGGTTTTTGCTTACACCCAGCACTTTAGTCACACTTTTGTAAGTTGCCGAAATCACTTTAATGATTATCTGCGTGGTGTAAGGTGTAAGTATAATATATATATTAGAGTTTATAAATAATAGGTATATACGCTATATTTAGGCGTATATAACGTATATATACTGTATACCTATTAGCAAAACGATAGTTTGCACCCACCCTTACACCCTGACATATCGAAAGGAATAGAATGAATTATAGTAACTTGGTTGAATTGAAGCATAAGGTTTTTGCGGTTTATGGGGACCATGAAACCCAGATGAAATGCAGGATATTTTTTGCGGCAATTGATAAAGATGGAGAGGTTAAATATTTAGACTGTGACAAGCGCGGAAAGTTCGAGTCAGCCGACTCACATAGGAACTTTTTAAGGTTCGAATGGGAAGGGGATTAACTGCATAAAACCAACACACTGCATTATTAAAAGGAAGTTTAGGAAGATCGATTGGCGCCTGTTGTCGCGGTATGGACACACGATGATGATACTGGTTGATGATAAGGCTATGAGGTCTAGGGTTAAGACATCGGCCTGGAGGTTTAGGATATCGACAGGCCTTAACCTAAAATTAACAGCACAGACATCGACTTATCTTTTGTATGAACTAAGGAGGGATGAGGGTGAAGCTAACGAAACTTGAAAAGGACATCAAGATCTACCAGGACCCAGATTTAATCCATAAGGTCTGTAAACACGTTGCAAGCGGCGGGACCGTTATAACCCTGGCAGACCTATATGAAGTGCCTTACGGTGAGCTTATGACCTGGATTAGGTTAACGCCAGAACGAGCCAAGGCCTACGAGACTGCACTCAGGGACAGACAGGAATGGATGTTCGAGCGCCTCATCCAAGAACTGCAATCAATTGCAACGCTTGATGTTAAAGAACTATTTGGAGATGACGGTCGGTTACTGCCAATAGATCAGTGGTCTCAAGCCGCCAGAGCCTCCGTGGTAGGCGTTGAGGTCTTTGAGGAGTATGAGGGCAGGGGTGACGAGCGCGTTCAAACTGGATGGAATAAGAAGGTTAAGCTTGCCGACAAATTAAAAGCGCTTGAGCTCATCGGCCGAAACCTTGGAGCCTGGAAAGATAAGGTCGAGCACACTGGAACATTGACGCTTGAGGACATAATAAGTGGGGCTAACGATGTTACGCCAAAGGAGAATAAGTGAGCGCTGCAATTGAACAGGTTAGGGAATGGCGTAGTAACCCAGTTAAATTCGTTCGCGACAATTTTAAAGTGGAACCAGATCCATGGCAACACGCTGCCCTCATGTCTATTGCTCCACAGAACAACGACTGGAAGATTAGAACTGCATTTAAGAGTTGTACAGGTGCTGGCAAGTCTACCACATTGGCTTGGATCGGCTGGTATCGATTGAGTTGTTTCTCTCAGCCAGGTGAGCATCCTAAAGGCGCAGCCATATCAGGCCAAGGCTGGGATAACTTACGAGATAATTTATGGGCCGAGCTAGCTAAATGGCAAGCAAGGTCTGAGTTTCTCACGCGTTCATTTCAATGGACCAAGGAATTAATCTTCGCCAAAGAATATCCAAAGACTTGGTTCTTAGCGGCTCGTAGCTACGCAAAAGACGCTGATGCTGAGGCCATTGGTCGATCGCTGTCAGGTCTACACGGTTTGTTCCCATTTCTGTTATTAGATGAAACTGGTGATACGCCAGTAGCTGTAGGTCAGAAGGCTGAACAGATTTTTACAGGTTCTCCTATTAATGCGATGATTGCGCTTGCAGGAAACCCGACGTCAACGACTGGTCTATTGTTTGATGTGTGCACAAAGCAACGCGATTACTGGAAGATAGTCACAATCACGGCTGACCCTGATGATCCAATGCGAACATCCAGGGTTGATATAGACCATGCTCGTGAGCAGATAAAGAAGTACGGCCGTGATAATCCATGGGTTATGGCTACAATCTTGGGCGAGTTCCCACCTTCAGGGTTTAACACGTTGTTGTCTATTGAAGAGGTAGAGAGTGCGATGGAAAGAGGTCTGCGCGAAGATTCTTTCATCCATGCACAGAAGAGACTTGGTATTGACGTGGCAAGATTTGGCGACGACCGAACGGTCATCTTTCCACGACAAGGATTACGTGCGTATAAGCCAGTCGAAATGCGCGGTGCTCGAAGTAATGATATCGCAGCGAGAATCATGCAGGCAAAGGTTAAGTGGGGTAGCGAGCTTGAATTCGTTGATGGCACTGGCGGCTACGGGTCTGGCGTGATCGATAGTTTAATTCAAGGTGGGACTTCGCCTTATGAAATACATTTTTCAGGTAAAGCGATTGATAACAGGTATTACAACAAGAGAGCTGAGATGTGGTTTAATATGGCTGAATGGATTAAGCGAGGTGGGTCGATTCCTAAATTGCCAGAGCTTGCTAAAGAACTCTCAACTCCAACATACACATTTGTAAATGGCAAGTTTCAAGTTGAACCAAAAGATCAAATTAAGGAAAGGTTAGGCTTTAGTCCAGACATCGCAGACGCGTTATGCCTAACATTTGCGCTACCAGAGATGCAATCGAATATGGCGTTTGGCGTGCCTATTCAGAGAGAGAATGTGAAAGTTGATTACGACCCGTTCAGCGACGAACGTCTGAAATGATAAGAAAATATAGTTGTATTTTAAATAATCAGCGTGGAGGATTTTGGGTATGGG